CTTATCACCGGTGTATCCTGTATATCCTGTATATCCTGTAAAACCTGTATATCCTGTTTCACCAGTATCACCAGTGTATCCTGTGTATCCTGTATATCCTGTAAAACCTGTAAAACCTGTGTCACCAGTGTATCCCTTATCACCGGTGTATCCTGTATATCCTGTATATCCTGTAAAACCTGTATATCCTGTTTCACCAGTATCACCAGTGTATCCTGTGAAACCAGTATATCCTGTATAACCTGTATATCCTGTTTCACCAGTATCACCAGTGTATCCTGTGAAACCAGTATATCCTGTATATCCTGTAAAACCAGTGTCACCGGTGTATCCTTTATCACCGGTATATCCTGTATATCCTGTATATCCTGTAAAACCAGTGTCACCAGTGTATCCTGTATAACCTGTATAACCTGTAAAACCTGTAAAACCCGTAAAACCTGTATATCCTGTAGGACCTGTGTCACCGATTTTTCCTGTAAAACCTGTAAAACCTGTAAAACCAGTAAAACCAGTGTAACCAGTATAACCTGTAAAACCAGTGAAACCAGTATATCCTGTAAAACCTGTGAAACCTGTGAAACCAGTATATCCAGTTACACCAGTGTAACCAGTGTAACCAGTGAAACCAGTGAAACCAGTATCACCGGTGTATCCTGTGAAACCAGTATATCCTGTATAACCCGTAAAACCAGTCTCACCAGTATAACCAGTAAAACCAGTCTCACCAGTATATCCAGTAAAACCAGTAAATCCAGTAAAACCAGTAAATCCAGTAAAACCTGTAAAACCTGTAAAACCTGTAAAACCAGTAAAACCAGTGTAACCAGTATAACCTGTAAAACCAGTGAAACCAGTATATCCTGTAAAACCTGTAGAACCGGTTACACCAGTATATCCGGTAAAACCTGTATATCCAGTAAAACCTGTATATCCAGTATATCCAGTTACTCCAGTATAACCCGTATAACCAGTAGAACCGGTCGAACCAGTTACACCGGTTGCACCTTGTGGTGTTAAACTCGATTGTAAATAACTATACCCTCCATTTCCATTCAAGTATTCGTATTCAACTGTTAAATCAACACTACTACCTGAAGAATTATTTGCATAAATATTTAAAAGTACACTATCATTTGTTGGATTGAAACTTGTTTGTGTACCTACTGCTGATATTACATAAGAAGTCGAAGAGTCAGTAGAAGTTATTTTTGTAACTGTACTTGTAACAAATGTATTTATAATGCCACTTACATCGGCTACTGACAAAGTATAATATAATTCTACATTTGTAATATCCGTTGCCCCACAATAAATATAAAAGCCATAAATACCATCTGGAATTTCTGTATTGCTGACAATATTTGTTTCAGTAGCAAATTGTTGTATTAAAACATCTGTACTAGTAGCGGTAAGAGTATATCCAATCGATGTTCCCCCTGAATTATCAGTGGTTTTACCTAAAAGTTTTGTTGATTGACTAGCGATCGTAGGTCCGGGTTCACTATAATTTAAAAACAATATTAAACCTCCGGCGTTTCCATCATTCCCTCTTGGCCCTGTATATCCTGTATACCCTGTAAAACCTGTAAAACCCGTATCACCCGTGAAACCTGTAAAACCTGTAAAACCCGTGAAACCTGTATAACCCGTGAAACCAGTATATCCTGTAAAACCTGTATATCCTGTATAACCTGTATCACCAGTATATCCTGTAAAACCTGTATATCCTGTATATCCTGTATATCCTGTATAACCTGTATCACCAGTATATCCTGTAAAACCTGTATAACCTGTATCACCAGTATATCCTGTAAAACCTGTATATCCTGTATATCCTGTATCACCTGTATAACCTGTATAACCAGTGAAACCTGTAAAACCAGTATATCCTGTATATCCTGTATCACCTGTATATCCTGTATAACCAGTGAAACCTGTAAAACCAGTGAAACCTGTATATCCTGTATAACCAGTTCCACCTCCTGCTGGACCAGTAGGGCCTGTATAACCAGTTCCACCTCCTGCTGGACCAGTAGGGCCTGTATAACCAGTTCCACCTCCTCCACCACCATAAGAAGTAAGAATTGCCACATTATTACTAATATCTAGATTTAAACCATTACTAATTAAAAGTGTCGTAATTTTTGAACTAGTATTAATTTCATCCGTTACTGTTATTACGGAAGGCAATACATAAGAAAGAATTTCATTTGTTACATTAACCAATGTATCTACTTCATCTTGAGCTATTTTTACTGCAATTTCTTTTGCTAAAGAATAAGCTTCATAATAGGTTACACCAGAAGCAGTTGCGCTTCCAGAAGAAGTAATTTTTAATCCATTCGTTGTAAAACCAAAAGCTTCTGCCGTTGCATAAGCGATGTATACCATACAATTGTTATAGAATATAAAAATATAAAAAGTAAGGGAGTAGGGGGACATATGTCCCCCCTACCCTAATATTTGACAAATCGTTGGAAAAAAAGCCAATTCATCTAATATTTTCTTCTTTTCCTGACGAATGATATCAATACGTTGGGACCACAAATCTTCCCGAATTGCACGCTCAATTAATTCATACGATTTTTCAAAGTCATACATATCCAATTGAACGTACGCTAAAGGGTTAATATAATTGGAAACATTGGGACATCCATAATAAAATACCAATGTCTCACATAAAATCGGTTCCCATAACTTTTCTGTAATAAAATTCTCTTCAAAATTATTCTCCACCATAAAATAATATTTATAAGGAAGAACTCCATCACTTTTATTTACATAATGATCCAACCCTTTACGATAATTCTCAAATTGATGATTATTATCCCAATTATAAATATCCAATTCAAAATCCGGTTTTTCATTTTCCTTCAAACGTTTTTCTACATATTTCAAGAAATCAATACGTAATATATGCCCTTCATCAAAATATTTGGAACTACACATTGTACTTAACACATTTTTCTTTTCCATTTTACTTACATCCAATGATTGAATTTCACCCAAACTCATCTCCAATTCCCAAAAAGCATTATTCCAGCAATCATTCTGTCTTCCACGAACGGCTAAAAACTTTTTCTCATCCGGAATCGCCCATTCTCCCCACGTTTTCACTCCCCAACCTTTTGAATGATCGTGAATCCAAGGCTCCATTTGAAAAACAATGGTTTTCTCAGCCAGATAATATTCGCCATCTTGCGGTCGATTAATAATCACATAATAATCAACATTTTCATTCGTCCAAGTAATTTCAATATTTTTCCAAGTAAACGACAATGGATTTTCACACATATTCGACCATCTTCTACATAATGTTTCACTTGAACACCAGTTACATAACATTTTAACTCTTATTTTTTTTTCGATTGTTTCGATTGTTTTGATTGTTTCGATTGTTTTGGAAGAATCAATCTCAACAAAATCAAATCCAGTATATAATTCTCTAGGATACTCCACTTCATAATGATTGACATTTGAATTGTACATACTGAAAAATCTTAAAGAAGGTTCAGATAATACAAAAAATTCAGCATCGTGTTTTGTTTTCACTCTTGTTATATCCAATCGATTCATAGATGCACTTTTTACCCACCAAAAATTACCTGAAAAATGCGGATTCAGATTTCCATAACAATCTTTCTCAAAATAATTACAACCAACAGCATCATATTCATTTGAATCCAGTTTTTCCAAACAATCCATATGTTTTTCTACCAAAAAGTATAACATTAAATTACTCCAATCTTCAATCCTTTTTTGAATTTCATTTCTAGAAATTCCTTTGGTATGTAAATATAAAACATTACAATTCTCATTTCTTTTACAAAAATGATGTAATAAATGAATGGTTGGTACTTCAAACAAACTGGTTCTTTTTGACAAATCTAATACTTTGAATTTCGGATCCATCTTTTCTTGAACATCTTCTGGAATCTTCTCTCCGTAATTCCCAATAAAAACCTTTTCCATAGAATCCAATAATCCAGATTTTGTAATCGTTGAAACCAAATGATTCAGCACATCCAGACCAGAATCTAATTTATGACAACTATGAATAAAACAAAAATTCTTATTCTTACTCTTTTCATTATCGTATTGATTGATATAAGAATAACTCGATTCAATCATTTTGGTTTGTTCCTCCATCATTCCTTGATAATATTTTTTTTTAATCCATATTCCATCCTTGTCTCCAAAGTAAGGCGACTCGTGTAATTCTTCAATTTTATCTTTGAAAAATCCAAGCGTATTAAAACAAACACACTCTTCCTTTTTCCAAGCAATCTCCATACATTCTTCGATCGAAGCCTGATGATAAAAAATATCATTACCTCCTTGATCTAAGCCTTTCACAAAGACAAAATTCTCTTTTATATCCACGATCAAAGAAAAATCCATTTGTTCAAAATTATGTTGAATATTCGTATCGATTTGTCTTCCGTGTTCATTCCAAATCGAATAAACCAATTGAGGTTGCAGTTCATAACAATCTAATTCCCTGTAAATCTTAAATAACCAATCGATACCGTGTTTAATTCCATTCTTCTCAATATATTCAACCATTTTTCTAGCACCTGTTTTATTCAACGAATAACCATAAAATCCGCCAATGTATTGTTCACGATTTAATCCTGTTATTTGAAAATCACTGGATAATTCATCTATCTTTGTATCATTATTTCCATACAATTCAACATTTAAGCATCGATATTCATCAAACATATGATATCCCAAAAATAAACAATCTCTTTCTTTCATTTCCTTTTTCAAAGAATCAACCTTTTCTTTTACGTTCGTATTATTTCCGCTTTGTATAAAAGTAAAATCATCTTCCATAATCAAATAAAAATCATTCTCCGAATCATTGATTAATTGATTCCATAAAGAAAGATGACTTAATGCCGCACCAATAAAACCCTTACGATTTAAAAAATCATTCCCTTCAAATAACTTTTTCAATTGTAAAGTAGGTTGCAATGTATACCCATCGACGGCTTTCATAAATTGGTAATCCGTATGTTCCGCAAATCCTTGTTCTTTTAAAATCTTTTCCGTATTCTCTTTACGATCCGTTCTTTTTTCAAGATTCACAATTTGAATATAACTTCGTTTCTCCTTTTTTTCTAAAGTACTACTACCTCCACCCATCATATATTGTCCTTCATTGTTCAAATTATATGCATTTTGTTTAGTTGGATCCGTTCTCTCGGAGGTTAAACGTCCAATATGACGACAAGTTATTTTATTAAAAAATCCGGTTTTATATCCAGTATTTGTCCAACGAAGAGCATAATCCATTTCAAAAAATTCATTCGGAGAATCGAAATTACCTAATTGTAAAATGGAACTTACCTCCGTCATTCCAGGACGGAAACTAAAATGCGGCCAATAATGACAATTCTGATACTGGAAATCACCGTTCTTATAATCTTGAACTGAAAATCCATTATTTTTATTAATATGACTTTTACAATCGTAATTATTAACGGTTTCTCCGTAATTCAAATTGAAAATAATCTGTTTAACATTGTCCGTTTTCAACTGTTCTAATCCTCGAATACCTTCTTCCACATAATCCATTTTATGATGAAATAAAAAATCATCTTCAATATGAATCCAATAGGTCGGATTCAATTCGTGTAACTTATTCCAAATAATATTCATACTTTTTCGGTGTCCCTTCTCTTCCATACCTTTCATATAATAGTCGATCCAACTATATTTTTTTCTCATTATTTCGCGGTCTTCTTCCGATGAATTATCGTCGACACAGAACCAATAATCGACTTTCTCAATATTGATCCAATGATTTAAAATAGAAGCCATTGTCTGTTGAAATAAATCATATCGTTTACAAGTGGTAAAAGTAACAACTACTTTGGGTTTCGACAAATATATTTTATTTTTTTTAGATATATCGTTATTAGTAACAAAATTAAGATTTTCATTATAAATATCACGAAATTTTAAACAAAGTTTCACTACTTCTTTTTTAGTCGATTCCATATCAATCAATAACTTCTTATTCTTTTCAAACAATAAATTCCATATCTCAAATGTATGAGGCTGAATCGTATCATTTCGATTTACTAATTCACATATCACTTTATCCAAACCATAAAAAAAGGAAAGTGTATCTTCCTTGTCATTTTCAATATGTCCTTTATAAAATTGTAAATTCAGAGTGCTAACAATTAAAAAATGCATATTTGCAATTTGATTGGATAATAATTGTTTACAACACGAATACCCCGAATCAAAATCTTTACAATAAAAAGCCGCCACTGAATTTTCAAACTCCATCTCATCTTGATACAAATAATTATATAAAAAAAGTCTTCCCTCCAAGTTTTTTTTATAATTTTTGTATTTATGATAAAGAGCATTTGTCAATACAAACATAGCATCTCGATTAAATCTTTTCATTGCAAAAACAACACCATCAATTCTCTCATTGTCATATTCCGATGCTTTTAAAACATATTTAATCATTTTATAATCATCCTTCTTTTTATCATACATTTCCCCCAACATTAAACACGAATGATATTTCTCTTGAACCCATACATTTAAATCCAAACATTTTAAATACCACGCAATCGCATCATCCGTGTGGTTACAATCTTTGTAACTTTGAGCACAATAAAAGGCATATCTACCTGATAATCCACCGTCTGGTTTTTTCACTTCTTCTTCAAACGCATTTTTCAATATAATTGCATCTTTTAAATATTTGTCTGGATCCTTATTTCTTGCACCACTTCTACCTGATTCAATAAAATAATTACCTGGGAATAATCCAGAAGATTGTATTGGTTCAATATTCGATAGAAATTCGTGTAATACACCACGAAACTCCCATCGTAAACGATTATTTATTAAAAGTGGTCGATGATAAGTAAATCCTCGACCAAAAACAAAATCGTATCTGTCCGCAGTTAAACGGGGTTGCATTACAAAATCGCCTCCAATGGAATCATCTGCATCGAAAATAAAAAGATAATCAGTTTTATTATAAGCGGCTTCTAATGCTTTCGTTCGATTATATCCAAAATCACGCCACTCGTGTACCACTAATTCTCCCGGAATATTTCGATTCTTAAAAAAATTCCGAATGATATCTTGTGTACCATCGGTCGATCCTGTATCCGAAATCACCCAATAACTAATTGGTATTTTAGATAAAAGATGATCCAATGTAATTGAAAGTATATGTGCCTCATTTTTCACAATCATATTTAAACAAATCGATTGAGGATACGTGTTTTTCTTTATCGAATGATCAATTTCTTCAATGATCAATTTCATTTAATTGTTATAACTATATATCTTTAAATTCTAATTTTAACGTAGTCGATAGAAGTTTTCTTTCTGTTTTTCTTTCTTTCTGTTTTTTTTTAAATAGGAATAATATATATTATATAATCATATGGCTAATACTCGATTTAATTACGATGAATGTCGAACGGTTAAAAAATTACAACAACAAACGGATCCTGGAAGATGGATCTTAAATGTCCCTGGAAATGGATCGAATCCTTGTTATATCGAAGACCCTCAAATTATTATTCAAAAATGGGGTGCCAATTTAAGAACTAATACGATTGATTTAGAAAGCAGTCTTTTAGGAGTAAATCGTCATTTAACCCGTGATTGTTCTCAAGATAATTATAAAAACTATAATGTTCCAAATGAACCGATCTCTTATCCTAAATGTCGTGAATTATTTACCGAACAATCCAGAGCAATTGCTCCTGCGTGGATGGTAAGAGATTTAGAACAAGTCGATTGGTATTATCCACCATTAAATCCACAAGAAAACACTTGTTACCCATTTGAAAATAATTTAAACACCCGTATTTTAGAAAAAGATTACTTTATCGCAAAACGTCCTTGTCTTACTACGGATTCCAACGACCAATTACCTATAAATTATATGACTGTAAATAGGAATCAGGTTTTATGTAATAATACAAACTCTTGTGGATTGTAGAGAGTGATAAGGTCAAAATCATTTTTGGAAAAAGAATAAATGTAGTATATTATATAAAATATAAATTATAAATGACAAATAATATAGCAATTTCTCTAGGAAATGTTTGTCATTCTGCGGAATGGGCCGTAGCAAATGGATTACGAGCTACGAAAGCAAATGGTTATAAAACGTGTCCATTTGATTTGATGGTTTCTAATTATAATGGTTTAATTAAATGTATTTATGAGGATTTTCAACATTTCTGTAATCCTCATTTTCTAATATTAAATGAATCTGGTATCTACAATACTTATTATAATTTTGGTTTTAACCACGAAAGTCCTGAACATGCGAATATCTATTTACACGAGAATTGGCCAGAAGGAAAAAATCATTTTGTAAATAATAATTTTAAACATTTTATTGATCGATACAATGGTCGTATTCAATCTTTTAGAGAATATCTTTGGAATTCAAATAACCATATTATCTTTATTATTCAATTTGTTTATGATCAAAATCCAAACGATAATTGTATGAAATTAAGAGAAGCATTGAAAGTAAAATATCCTCATTTAAATTATTCCATACGTATACTGTAGGGGGACTCCCTACGGGTGTCCCCCCTACGACCCCCACCTTGTAAAGGGATAATACTTTTTGGTGTGCGAGTTTCTACAAAAAAAAGAAAATAATATTCTGCTTTGCGAAATATTTTTTTAAAAATAGTTGTCGAGCTCGCACAGAATAAAACAATCATATTCCTTCCCGTAGGGATGCGGGAAGGGTCATAGGGGAACCGGCCGGTTCCCTTAAAAATAATAATATAATATATTATATTATCAATATGGAATTAGCTATACCATTATTAGCATTAGGAGGTATGTATGTAATATCGAATCAAAATTCTTCTTCTTCAACAAATAATACAAATAATAAAAATGATAAACAAAAACCAGTTCGAGAGAACTTTGAAACAGCTGGAAGAATCCGTAATTATTTACCCAATGTAGATATTCCTCCTCAAAATTATCCCGTTACTAACCGTAAAGAATTAGTAAATACGGTTCAAGAATACGTAAATCCAAACACAGCAACGGATCGTTACTTTAACCAAAATGCATATGAAAATCGTTCCAACTCTGGTAAACCAGTTGGTAATACCCCTCAACAAATTTATTCTTTAACCGGAAATTATCTTGAAAGTGAACAATTTAAGCATAATAATATGGTTCCTTTTTACGGAGGAAAGATCAAAGGATATACATATGATACCAATATCGCAGAATCCGTTTTAGACAATATGAACGGTTCCGGTTCTCAAGTAATTAAGAAGATTGAACAAGCCCCCCTTTTTAAACCAGAAGAAAATGTTCAATGGGCCTATGGAGCACCTAATCAAAGTGATTTCTTTCAATCTCGTGTCAATCCCGGTATGAAAAACAATAATGTAAAACCTTTTGAAACCGTGAATGTTGGTCCAGGTTTAGGAAAAGGATTTACCACAAGCGGTTCTGGAGGATTTAATTCCGGTATGGAAGACCGTAATGCTTGGCTTCCTAAAACGGTGGATGAATTACGTGTCGATACCAATCCAAAACTGGAATATAGTTTATTAGGACATCAAGGTCCAGCGGAAGGTATTGTGAAAAATGTGGGGATCCAAGGTTTAGTAGAAAAACAGCGTCCAGATACTTTCTTTATTAATACGCAAGACCGTTGGCTTACTACTACTGGAGCTGAAAAAGGAGAGACATTAAGACCCATTCAAGAACTCGGTGTCATTCGCCGAGATGATTGTATGAGTAATTATATAGGACCTGCAGCCAATCAAGACCGTCACGTAGGTCGTGCCCCAACCGAATTTGAACATAGTAAACGTCATCAATTGGGTTCTAAAGATGTGCCTATTTCTTGCGCTGTCGGTCGTGGACCGATTACCGACGGAGATACAAGAATTCAGAGTTTTACCAATTATACAAACAATCGTATGTCTGTAAAACAACCAGATACAATGCGAAGTGGTTTTGGTGGCGCAATTGGTGCGGCAATTGCACCCATTTTAGACATTTTTCGTCCTACACGTAAAGAAGAAGTATCACATAATGTACGTATTTATGGAGACGCCACTTCCAATGTCAAAGGAAATTATGTCATTAATATGAATGATACGACACCTACTACCTTGAAACAAACCACCCTTTATTCACCCGAATTTTTCATTAATAATCAAAAAGAAGGGGTTTATGTCAATAATTACACGCCAATGGATTTAACACAGAGAGATACGACCAGTTGCCCTGTAATGGGTAATGTGGGAGGTGTTTCGAATCAATATGGGGATATGTCATATGATGCAGATTACCGTCAAACCAATAATGATATTAAATCTTCTACTATTTACAATCAACCTAACCCTGGAGGAACACAGATTTTTAATCAACAAATGAATGTGAATATTGCACGTAATGATGTCTCGATGGATGATGGACGTTGGTTTACGCCTAATTCGATTACTCCTATGCCTCCCTCCAAAGAGAATTATGGAAAAATTAATATGCCTCAGTACTACAATGAATGTATTGGATGCGAGAGAATTGATCCAAGTCTTTTGGATGCATTCCGTTCTAATCCATATACCCATAGTTTGACTACTTCCGTTTAAGGGAACCTCTACGGAACCATAGGTTCCGTGAGGGTTCCCCTATGACCCCTCCCTTTGCCCTTCGGGGATGGATATTATTGCCTAACTCGGCGCGCGAGTTTCTACAAAATAGTGGACAATGATATTATGCTACGCACAATATGATTGTTATTTTCTTTGTAAATACTTGCGCGCCAAAAATGTTATATCAAAAATACTCAATGATTTATAATGATGCTGGATTAAAAATAGAGATGAGGAGGGGTCATAGGGGAACCTAGGTTCCCCTAAGTTTTGCTCCACTTTTTCAAAAGTGGGTGCGGAACGATTATGATTTAAAAATACCTTTCTTCTTATAATAAAGTCATCTTTTTATTTTATTACAATGAATAGCATAAATACAACGAATGCAACCATCGAACCCATTACCAATAAAAAACCAACTCTCTCCATCCACGAAAACATCAAAGAAAAACTCGATTATTTCATCTCCATTCAAAAAATACCCAACATTATTTTTCACGGTTCCCCAGGAAGTGGAAAAAAAACATTATTAACCAATTTCATGGAAGAAATTTATCAAGGGAATAAACTGAAAATGAAACAATATACAATGTATGTGAATTGTGCTTATGGAAAAGGGATTAAATTTATTCGTGAAGAATTGAAATTCTTTGCCAAAACCAATATTCAAGAAAATATATTCAAATGTATTGTATTACTTAACGCTGATAAATTAACGGTAGATGCACAATCCGCGCTACGTAGATGTATTGAATTATTTAATCATAATACACGATTCTTCATTATTATTGAAGATAAATATAAATTATTGAAACCGATTTTATCTCGTTTTTGCGAAATATATGTTCCACAACCAATCATTCACAATGAAGAAACAAATTTACATCAATATCATTTGAAAAATGAAGAAACTAAAATATCTTCTCTCGAATTTCTGAAAAAACAACTCAAACAAATTTCTACCCAAAAAAAGAAGGATGATTTAAAGGTAAAAGATCTTATCCATTTTTCAAGTCAATTCTATGAAAAAGGTTATTGTGGTTTAGATATAATGACCTTATTAGAAAATCATAAATTTATGGAAAAAGAAATTATTCTTGAAAAAAGATATGAATTATTGATTTGTTTTCAAAAAATAATCAAAGAAATTCGAAATGAGAAAATCATTCTTTTTTTTATGTTGAATTTTCTTTTTTTAAGTTTAGATTGTTCTTTGGAAAATATTTTCTTTATGTAACAACCAACAAAACCAAAAAAAGAATGGACGATTTTAATATGAATTCTTTAAATGAATCGAAAAATGAATGGTCGGCAAGATTAATTCATATTCTTACTCCTTTAATTATTGATGGTTATAAATCGATATTAGAAGAAGCTGTAAAGTTATGTAAAGAAAACGGGGAATATGATAAATATTTAATGACCTTTCAGAATTTTATTAGTCGTGTTCCCAAATGGAATCCAGATATTATTGAAAGAGAGAGAAATCGTATTTGCGAAAAAAGTGGATGTACTTATTTAGAAGATTTAGTGGTTTGTATTCATATTATTCAATTGAAGATATTAACGGCGATTCGTGTAGGACAAAAACAGAAAAAGATTGAAATTAATATTCCAAAATTAGATGATTTTATCCATAAAATCTATATTAATGTGGCACGTAAATTGTATAAGAATGTATATCTTTTTGAATTGGGAATTCAACCATTACAAATCCAGAAAAATCATCGAGAGTTGGAAATGATGGTTCAAGAATGTATTTTAAATACTGTGAGAGAAAGTATTCCAGTAGAAGCCATTTTGAAAGCCTATATGGATGAAACGGTAGAAGAAGATGTCGTAGAAGAAATAAAAGAACAAGTCATTGAAGAACCCGTTTCTGCTAGTAGTACAAATCAAACCGGTGGTACAAATATAAACGTAAATCCAGTTACATCTTCTTTATCTTTTGATAATATCGATTATGCAAGAGATGAATCTGGAATGATTCATCAAGTAGATGCCCCAAAATCCATTGATCGTTTAGAAGAAATTAGTGAACAACGATACCAACAACGAAAATTGGAGACAGATGACGAGGATAATGGAAATCAAAATCAAAATGAAAGGTTGAATATCAGTGACCAAACTGTGGATTTAACGCATTTAGACATTCATAACATTGAACCACCGGAATTGACTTTGTTACCTGATTTATTAATTGATGATATTGAGATTCTCTTCTAGAGTGTAGGGGAACCTACGGTTCCCCCCACACCCCCCTCCCTCCCTACGGGAGCCCTTCGGGGATAAATATTATTGAATAACTTGGCGCGGGATTTTACAAAGAAATAATGCTTTGCGAAAATTCTTTGTAGATACTCGCGCGCCAAAAAGCCATTGCCCTTAACATTGAGGGGGTCGTAGGGGGGACGTACGTCCCCCTACCCTACGCGTAAGATAAAAAAGAACATTGTCCTTTCTTATTTTATATTTCCTGTTTCTTTTTGTTTGCAATGGATAACATTTTTTTTATTGCCTGTATTATTTCTCTCGTCTTTCTTGTTTTTAAATTCATTGAGATGCGATTTGTGGATAAAGAAAGTAAACCATTGAAATATTTGATTCGTGATACTTTGTTGGTTTATGTAAGTGTTATTTTAGGATCTTTTGTATTAGATCAATTAAGACCCGTATTAAGTGAAGTCGAAGGAATGACGGGAGGCGGGTCACCTGCAGTATTTGTGGATAATCCTTCCTTTTAAAGGGAACCTACGGTTCCCCTTTGACCCCTCCCTTTGCCCTTCGGGGAATGAAAGCTATTTCATTTTTGGCGCGCGAGTTTTTACAAAGAAAAAGACAATCATATTTTGCAAAGCATAATATCATTGTAGAAATTGTTGTCTATATCCCGCGCCGAGTTATGCGATTATAACTATCCCCGAAGGGCAAAGGGAGGGGTCAAAGGGGAACCGTAGGTTCCCTTTCTACCGACCAGTCCATACTTTTACCACAGGACGTATTACCTTTTTATCTTTCAAGTGTTCTTCATATTCTTCAAAAGTATACCCCCAAGTCATATATTGAGTAATATTTCCAAAAATCGATTTCAAATAAAGTAATTGTTTAAAATGATGACAGAAAAGTGTACCCATAATTCTCTCTAAACAACAGCGATCCGCTCGACAATGCACTTGATTCAACATATTGAAAAGATTGTAATAATTCTGTAAATAAGCCAAAAAACGATGATTAATAAAACTTTGAACCCCGAAACACCCCATCCATTTTTTCTTATTCATTCCTAAAATTATATCCTCGCTCATATTTATCTTTTTCTCAATTTGATAATTATTTTTCATACTATGAATAATTCGATTTGTATTTTGAATATTTTCCTTATCTGGTTGAAAATGCCATAAAGGAATGACAGGGGTACCTAACAATTTTTCGAAATTGATACGTTTGTGAAAAAATACGCTGTCGTGAATAATCACCGCGTTTTCAAAAAAATGGCGTTTATAAAAATAATAATAAGGTAACAACTCGCCTCTTCCAGGAAACTCACTTTGAATGATTTCTACATTTTTATAAGGATACTCTTCTTTTACTAAATCTTGATTACTATTATCATCAATGACAACTATTTTCTTATAAGGATAAAATCGTCGAATACATCGAATGGCTTCATTCCAGTATTTATTTGTTTTATCCGAATTCACGTGTCGTGTAATAATAAATCCATAAGAAGAGTTCTTTTTTATTAAATGATTGATATCATTCATAAATCTTATTGATATTTTATTATATACAAAAGAATTTATTTTTATTGATTGTTTCTTATACATTTATTCGATTCATATTTATAAAAAAGGAAAAAGGAAAAAGGAAAAAGGAAAAAGGAAAAAGTTTAAAAAATCGGTAATTCATCAATATTGAAAACTTTGGCTTTACTTGGAATTGTTTTTCTGGTTGTAATAAATTTTTTAAATTCTTCTCTCATTAATTGTGCCTGAGGTATATGATTATGAACACAGCGAGCAATCATTTTATATAATTTAAAATCAGGATATCTCTCGTCTCCATTATTTTTATATAATACATTCACACCTTTATCATCTAAACACCATTCCACAATTAATCGTAGAATTGGTGTACAATTATCCAAATCCTGTATTTGTTTAAAATCATCTACCACATAATCAAAGATTGAACACGCTAAACGGCATAAATCGAAACTGTAATTGGGTTCAATACGCTGTTTTTTATCATTAAAATAAGGTTCAGTATTATATTGTGTTGAAGCATCTCCACCATCTTCAAAGCTGTCACTACAGAATAATTTTTTGTCAAAATGGTAAATACTTCTTCCAAAATCAATGATTTTAAAAATTCTTCCAAAAGTAGGTACTTTGTAATAAATACCTTCATAGCAGTAATAAAGAAACTTTTGTTCAGTTTCAATATACATTATGTTGTTCGTATGTAGGTCATTATGTGTAAAAGAAAATGTTTTTTGAAAAGTAATGAGCATCATAATTACTTGCATTAATGCAGAAAACCATTGTTCTTCCGTCAAATCATCTTCAACAATTAGATCGTCTAAAGTAGTCAAACAATTTTCCATACAAATGACTTGAACTGGGAATTGAGGAAAAGTAACTTTTACTTTTTCTTCCGTAAAATCTTCTTCTTCCTCTTCATCATCTATCGTTTCATAATCATCATCATCCTGTTTTTCGTCTTCTTTGAAGTTCTGAACCGTATCTTCACTATTACAGTCAGATTCTAAATCCAATTCATTTTCACAAGGATTTACTATGAAATTATCTCCTTTCGAAATATCAGTATGAGAAGTTCTAGAAGAACAAGACGAATGTGACTTTAAAGTAGTGATTTTATCATTCTCAATAACCTTATCAAAACCTTCTTCAAATTCAATGATATTTTCATTTGATTTTTCTCCAAACTCTTCCATCTCCAATGATTCCAATAACTCATCTACAAATAAATCAATATTACATTCAGTAACATCAATATTCAATTTTGATTTTTTGATTTGACTATTTGTACTTTCATTATCTTTATTACTGGTATCTTCCAATAAATGTTCGTAATCATCAATTTGAAATAATATGTTTTTATTTTTTGTAAAAAATTCGGATTCTAATAAATATTCGATATCATCCAACACATCGATTTGATAATTATTTTTAATGGATAAAAAGGATCCATAATAATCTACTCCGTGAATAAAATTATATTGATGGATTAATATACTGTTTAAATATAAGAAAAAACTGTCAATATAGGCTGCATTATTTGGAGTCATATATTTTTTCATTGTATTTTCTTCGGTAGATTGCAAATTCGGTAGAGAATACAACTTCTCATCTTTTACATTATATTTACCTATCAAATATTTAAAAGGGTCTAATAAAGGAGCCAATTTGAAAAAAACTTCTCTCACTTCTCTTTTACTGATTTTCTTTTCATCTTTTTCTTCCAAATTCTCTAAAAAACATTCATAAATGTTTTCCTCTTTTTTTTCTTTTACATCCGAAAGATACCAAGGATGATTCAAATTAATATGATTGTAATTTTTTTCACTTAATTTAAAGAAACGATTATAAATTGGAATATAATTTTGTGTTTTAGAGAGAAAAAGATTTTCTTGATTTTCTAAACTCTTGAAAAGTTTTTGATTCTTTCTTTTTTGATAATTAATCTTTATCATTAATATTTACAAAATATATAAATTAAAGCGGATTCTAACGTAAGGGAACCTACGGTTCCCTTATGATCCCTCCCTTTGCCCTTCGGGGAATAAAAATCATTGTATTTTTGAGAGTAAATATCTAGAACCGATTTATTTCTTTTTTATTTTACTAACTCGGCGCGGGCTCTACAACAATTTCTACAAAAAAATATTGCGAAGCAAACATTTTTTGTCATTTTCTTTGTAGATACTCGCGCGCCAAAAAACCGTGAACTTCTTTCCCCGAAGGGCTCCCTTCGGGAGGGAGGGAGGGATCATAAGGGAACCCTCACGGAACCTATGGTTCCGTAGAGGTTCCCTTAATTCGTAAAAAGCCATCGATTCTTTTATAAAGAAAATATAATAACCTTTATTTATTTCCTTTCTTTTCGTAAATAAATGACTTTAGAACTGAAAAAATTCGATATGAAAAATATTAGTTTCAAGGCAAATGAAGCTAAGGGTCCGGTCGTCGTATTAATTGGTCGTCGTGATACTGGTAAAAGTTTTTTAGTGAGAGATCTACTCTATTATCATCAGGATATCCCTATTGGTACCGTTATTTCAGGCACAGAAGAAGGAAACGGGTTTTACAGTAAAATGGTTCCTAAACTCTTTATTCACAATGAGTACAATACGGCCATCATTGAGAATATCTTAAAGCGTCAGCGTAGTGTCTTGAAACAAATCAAGAAGGAAATGGAAACCTATAAACGGTCGACGATTGATCCGCGTACTTTCGTTATTTTAGATGATTGTCTTTATGACGCGACGTGGACGCGTGATAAAATGATGCGCCTTCTCTTTATGAATGGGCGTCATTGGAAGATCATGATGATCATTACAATGCAATATCCATTGGGAGTACCTCCGACGTTAAGAACCAACATTGATTATGTATTCATTTTGAGAGAACCTTATATCGCGAATCGAAAGCGTATTTATGATAATTATGCAGGAATGTTTCCCACTTTTGAATCGTTTTGTCAAGTAATGGATCAATGTACCGAAAACTACGAGTGTTTGGTCATCAATAACAATGCAAAATCGAATAAATTACAAGACCAGGTTTTCTGGTATAAGGCAGAAGCACACAATGATTTCCGTCTTGGCTCCAAAGAATTCTGGGAACTGTCGAAAGGTATGAATAGTGACGACGAAGACGAAAAATATGATCCTGGAAACGTGAAAAAACGTGGCCAAGGACAAAAAATCAGTGTTAAAAAGACAACCAAATGGTAAGTAGGGGAACCTACGGTTCCCCCTTCCCTACGGGATACCCCCTCCCTTATCCTTATTATTTATTTAATTTTTCAGTAACAAAAATAAATAATATTTTTTATTTTTTTTACATAAGAAATGGTTAATAAATATTTTATTTATCAGTAAACCATTATTTACATATACTTAAAAATATTTAAACTATTTTCAATTTTATTTCTATTCCACTTTTAAGAAAATCCACTTTTTAAAAAAAAGTGGAGCAAAAATCTTTTGAAAATACTAAAGAATCAATATAAAAACTTCTAGGATAGGAGGGATCATAAGGGAACCTGGGTTCCCTTAACCCTTAGTAACGAAAGGCCCACTTATCAATTCACTTTGTCCATAATCGGTTTTTCCCGTAATAATATTGTCACCCTCAAATAATTCCGCACGAATATCTGCCGCAGAAATCTCATTATTTGCGTTTTTATCTGTATTAAATGCATTTTCATCAGATAAATTATTAATTCCCACCAAATTTCCTTGTTCATCAATGGTTTGTGTCAAAACATTTCCAGTCTTCTCCGCCTTTTGAATATTCTCTTCAATCGCCTTTTGACGCGTTTCTTTCAAACGTTTTTCGAATTCCATCTTGGCATTGGTTTCATTCTTTGTCTTTTCGTGCATCAATTGATTTAATTCTTCTTCCATATACTCGACACTTCCTGTTTTATATGGCTCTGGATCCCAAGGAAGCCATAACCCGACTTCTCCCACAAAAATATTATGATTTGGATCTAATTCCCTCAACATTTTACAACGAAGTTCGGCTTCTTCCTTGGTAGGATAACTACCGCGTACCTTAAGTCCACGTGTAGTCGTTTGAAAATTATGTTCCAAATTAAAATTCTTCTCTAATTCTTCTTCACTTGTATCCAAGAAATTCTTATAATCATCTTCCAAACAAGATTTCATAATATTTTCTTTTTCCTCCTCGATAAATCCTTTGAAATCATCAATGACATCATCAAATTTCAGTTTGTATTTGTAAGAAATAAAATTCAAAAATTGATGGAATTTTTCCATTGATTTATTCATATCCCATTTCTTTAGGAAATGTTCAAAAAAATACAATTCTTTTTGTTTTAAGATATTTTCTGGCGAAACAAAAGAAACACATACAAATTTTTGTCCGGCGATGGGCTTGTCTTCTTCTAACAAATCAACATATTTAGGATTTGCATTTCCCTTTTTATCGGTTTTTTTCTCATAACTCTTGGATTTTGTGCTAGTCATATTTATTTAGTTTATTGTGATTCTTTTAAGTAATTATTATTGATAATTATTAAATCCACTTATCCACTTTTTAGAAAAAAGTGGAGCAAAAATCTTTTGCAAATCCACTTTTTTACAACGAAGTAAGAAAAAAGTGGAGCAAAAATCTCTTTTAGAAAATCTACTTTATATTTATCTTATTTATATATTGATATTTATACCTTTTTTTCTTTGGTTTTATTATAAATGAACGGTTTAATTAACATCAGTGAATTAGTGAAAAGAATTATCAAGTATTTAGTCGAAGGTTTAATGGTTGCCATCGCTGCTTTTGCCATCCCAAAGAGATCTTTGAACATTGAAGAAATTGTTCTCATTGCTCTTACTGCCGCTGCAACATTCAGTATCCTTGATACTTATATCCCATCGATGGGTATGAGTGCACGTACAGGTACCGGATTTGGAATTGGAGCGAACCTTGTGAAATTTCCTGGAGGGTTTTAATGTGACCATATATCGTAACAATTCCACTTTTAAAAAAGTGGAGCAAAACATCCAGAACGTATTATAAAAGGATTCTGTGTTCCACTTTTTTACAACGAACTATGGATGGATAATTGCCTTCTTACATATTCTTCACTACACTCCATGAATTCCGCAACTTTTCGATTCGAACGAATTTTATTAAAATGTGAATCGTATTTTAAATAAAAAATACGTTTTTGAAAAGGTGTTATATCCAATGAATGATTTATTTTATACCACACTTCCTCATACGTTTCCTTGTCAACAATGGTTTGTAAAACCGCGTTTTCATTATGATTTAGATTTTTATCAATCAACCAATCATCTTTTCCTATAAACTTGGTATTTAATAATTTATTATGCATTAATTTTTTTATAAATAGTGCTTTTTTTTCACTTGTTATTGCATTTTCGAATCTTTCTAATTGAAGTTCTTTGTTATCATCATATTTATTTTTAAGTTTTAACTGTTCAAAGTCAATGAGAGAGAAATTTTTCTTTTTCATCCGTTCTCTCTTTGAAATGGAACAAATTGGGTATAAATCGGTTAACCCCTTGAATAATTCTCCATTAATATATGTATCCAAATAAGGATAAAAATGATATTGTGGATTGTATTTTTCAATTGCTTTATGTAATCCTATTTTTGAATACAAAGATAATTCTGCGAGAGAAATATCTCTGCATTTATAAGAATGAAATTTCTTGAATTGGTAAGCTTTCCAAAAAGCCATATTTTCATATTTTGTATACAAAATATGATGAACCTTCTTTTTTATGGATGGGGTGGTACTTTTATTTTTTAATATATTTTTGATATGGTTCCATTGTTCATCAGTAATAGGTGTTTTACTTCCTTGCACTTGATAACTTTGCAAAGGTTTGTACTGATAAGTGGAAACCATACCAAAAAAATAACAAGACAAAAAAAGTAACCACATATATTAATTATATGTGAATTTTTTATATCTTTTTAGAATTAGATTTTTATGGACCCTTACTTAATATTTAGCAAGGAGGGGGTCGTAGGGGGGATGTACATCCCCCTACTAAATGGTAGTAATAAATTCCCAATCCAATTCTTTACATATTTTCTTCCAAATCACATCTTGTTCCACAATTTTATCACGGTCTTTCAACATTGGAAAATGCGGTAAATAATATTTTTCGTCCAATAATTCGCATAATTTATACGCCGTATAATAATAATTCAAAAAATTAACACGGTCATCCGGACAAAATTTCGAATAAGGCGCCTGTAATTCAATAAAAATATTACATAATGTTTCTTCCAATTCTTGGGACATTACGGGTGGTTTGATACCCAATTTATCTTTGATAAAAGGAATATGTTCATAATATTTATTATATCCTAGTTTTTTCAATATTTCTTTGGTTTTCACATTGGTAATTTGATCTAATTGAATTCTCTCTTTTTTAATTTGCAATTTAATATTTTCAATGACTTCCGGTGGAATTTGTGTCGTTTCCTTCCCTTGAAATTGTGCCAATATTTCTTTGAAATGATTAATACGTTTATAAGCATAAAAACAAATCTCTTTCGGAGGTTCTTTATATGAAGGTTTTTCATTTTCAATTAAATAAGGAATGGTACGTGAACACATATTACATATTAATAGTCCGTCATCCTCCAAAGGAATCAATTCACCTTTATAGCAATATTGACAAATATCGGTGGGATAAACAAACGAATTCATATCAATAAATGATTCATCTACATTATTAAAATATTTTTGAACACTGTTATTTAGAACATTATTTCCACCATTATAAAAAGGATTCGATTGTTTTTCGTGTTCCTCTTTGGTTTCATCTGTTAATGTTGGATCCTCTCTTTTTATTTTAAATATTTTTTCAATGGCCTTATTTTTTGTAGTAACTGTATTGTTCATTGAATCTTTTCCAGTAGAAATATCTTTTTTATTTTCAAAGTAATCAAAGATATATTTAGAATTATCTAGAAAATACTCTTTTTTTTTACTTTTTATATTTTTAATTTCCATTTTTATATTTTTTAATTGATCGATCATATCCAATTGTTCTTCTAAGGAAGAATTTGATTTTTCCAGTTTTTTCTTTAATAATTCTTTTTTTTCAATCAGTTTAGGTATTTCTTCGTTTTCATCTTTATCAAATTCATTTAAGAATTCTCGATGTTTTCCGTCGATCGTAACCGCATTTTTTTTGGTGATTTTGATTTGTTTTGTATTTTTTGGTTTAAAATTAGGCATTTTTTATATTTTGGATAGTAATACATTCATATCTTTTTTATTATTTAATTCATTATTTGATGAATGTATTTTTATAGTTATATGTTTTATAAAAAATTATATA